CCAATTTTTAAACAAATGTCTAAACTATCATTTGATGATTGGGTTAAGTTCAAAAACGGTGAATTAAAAATAAAATAAAAATATGACACTAGACCAATTAAAAGACGAACTAGACAAATGGGAAGATGTTCAGTATCGAATGAGAGAAGAAGACATAGAATATTGTTTTAGATATTACTCAGACTTCTCCGAAATAGAAGATGAAGAATTCCATTTAAAGAGAGAAAAACTTCTAGAGGCAATGGCTGATATGGAAAACTTTGTCCAACAGAGGATAACTGAAACCGAAGATAAAATCATTGAAATACCTAACGAATGAAACATCAATTTGAACCTAGAGATCCTTACCATTTAACAGATAAAGAAATAGATGATCTAGCACTTTTCTCAGGTACATATGAAGAACATGCTACAGAGCAAACTAAAAGTAAATGGAGAGAAGTTTATAGAAAAGTTGAAAATGAAACAAACCAACAAATCTTAAAACATGGAAGCGTTAACGCTTGGTATGAAAGTGGAGAAGGCAGATTATTATAAACATTAAAATCATAAAATATGAATACACTAAACTTAACAAACGGAATTGGTATTAGTACTATTAGTACTACGGGAGCATACCTATCAAACAACACCGTAACAGACTGGGTAACACCTAACTCCCCTTACTCACCCTTTACAGTTCCATCAACAGGAACAGTTATATCAAACGCGACAATAACATTAAATTTAAATAACATGATCAAACTACAACAAACAAAAGTAGCTGTGTTTAAAATAACACGCAATGAAGACAATGAAATTACTAATACCGAATTTCTTAAAGAAATGTGGATTCAAACTAAAGCAGGCGCTTCAGTAGAATTTGAAGTAGCTCGCGATAAAGACTTAGCTGGATATGAAGCAGAAGATTTGGTAATTAAGTGCATTACATCACTTACTTTCTAGTAAACATATTTATGGGTATGAATAAACAACTACTCAAAGAATCTATAAAACGTAAGAAGAAGTCACTCTTATTTTTTAACGCATCTTGGTGTCCTGCATGTGCCGAGATGCGTCCTATAATAGAACAAATAAGACATCTTAAACCAGATTATGAATTCTACGATATGGACTCAGATGATGCTTATTCTAAGGAATTAGAAGACTTATTTGAGGTGGATTACTTACCCACACTAATAGTTATATCAGAAACAGGATATAAAGAATATTCTGGTGCTCGCCAAATAAAAAAACTATTAAAATAGGTTTGGCTATAAAGTATAAGAATATTACATTAAAATAAACGTTATAAAAACATGGAGTTATTAAAAAAATCAAACGGTAATCTACCTCGCACTGAGATTGAAGTAAATGAGATGATTGATCATGCCGCATTCTATTACGGTAAGTTTCTTCAAGCAGTAGGGTTCGATTACACCGCAGACCGACAAACAGAAGATACACCTCGACGTGTCGCAAAGGCTTGGCTAAAAGATCTAATTGTAGGATCAATTTCAGATGAACCTAACATTACTGTATTCCCTAATGATGAAGGATACAGTGGGTTAGTTATTCAATCTGGTATCCCTATTGTTAGTATGTGTGCTCATCATAATTTAGCATTCACTGGTTATGCTACTGTAGCATACGTACCAGGTGAAAATGTAATTGGATTAAGTAAACTTAATCGTATTGTAGAATGGTTTGCTCGTCGTCCACAAATGCAAGAATCACTTACACAACAAATTCACGACTACATAGCAGATAAAATGAAGTGTGAGTCAGTAGCTGTGAGTATCGCATGTAAACATACTTGTTGCAGTCATCGTGGAATTAAACATCCATCAGTAATGACTACTAACAAATTTTCAGGCGTGTTTATGGAGAAAGATAATTTAATCCGTGAAGAATTCTTACACGCTATTGAAATTAATGGTACTAAAATGAATTAATATGCAGGAAAAAGAAAGTAAAACAAATTGGCATTTTAGGATTAGTATCTTAAAATCAGCCGTAAGAATAGGAGCAGGCATATCTTTATTCCTCGGTAGAGGATTATATGTACAATCAGCAGGTGTATTATTAATCCTAGCTGAAATATTAGGAATTTTAGAAGAACTTTAAAAAAATATAAAATGAAAAAAATATTAATTATAATGGTACTACTAATACCATTTATCTCAAAATCACAAGATACTATCAATATTAGTCATACTAACTATATTACAACATTTAGTAAATCCTTTAAATATCCATTAAAAGTAGAATGGTGGGAAACAAAAGAAAAAAATAATTGTTCAAATCCACTACCACGAAAAAATAAATTTAAAGCTGATCCAAAATGTATAAAAGAAACTAATTTAGAACAAGACTATGCTAAATCGGGATATGATAGAGGACATATGTGTCCTGCAGCTAGTAATACCTGCTTACCACAACAAGTATTAGATGAGTGTTTTTATTATAGTAATATGTCTCCTCAATTACATAATTTAAATGCTGGTTTATGGAAAAATCTTGAAGTAGAAACTAGAAAAATATCACTAATTAAAGATAGTATTCATGTGTGGGCTGGAAATTTAGGCTCAGTAAAAAAAATAGGACCCGATAATATTTCAGTGCCTGAAAAATGTTGGAAAGTTATTTATATAGTAAAAGATAAACAATATAAATGTTATTTATTTTATAATAAAAATTCGTCTGAAAAAGATATAAATAAGTTTGAGACAACATTAGATAATATAAAAAAATTAACTGGATTTAAATTTAATTAAAATAAATTAAAAAATATAAATTATGAGAAAAACACAAGAAACTGTACCTGCAATACCATCACAGGTCCATCCCGAAGTTATCCTTAACGTTATTCGTTCACTACAAGAACTCTTACACAGAGAATCGTATTATGGTATGCATACCGTTGTCCAAAATCGACTTGGTCTTACTGAAGATGAACAAAGTATTATTAAAACTAAACTAATTGAATATATCAACCGACTCTAATATGGTTACAATTTATGCACACAAAACAGACCCTAAAGCAGTCATACCTAAAGTAGAATACAATTCTACATCAGCATGTTTTGATATTACATGTACTAAAACTACAGTTATTCCAGCAGGAGGCTCGGCTGTAGTACCTAATGGATTAAATCTTACTATACCTGACAACCAGAATTATTGGATGCAAATTCAATTACGTTCTAGTAAAGGATTTAAGTATAATCTTATCCCACATTATGGTACAGTAGATGCTGGATATACAGGTGATTTAGGAATTAAAATTTACAATGTAGGTAAACTTGATGTCACTATTGAAGAAGGCGAACGCTACGCTCAAATAGCGGTTATTGAAAAACCAAAATATGAAATCGTTGAACTAGATGATGAAGCGTTTGAGAATTTAAAACAAACGCAGCTTCGTGGTGATGGTGGATTTGGTTCAAGTGGAAAATAAAAACAAACAAAGGTTATGTATCAAAGTATTTACTATTCTTACAATGGTGAGGATAAAGGGACATGTTATTTAAGGGACGATAAAGGTGGTTGGTCGTCCTTTAAATACTACCCTACTGTATATAAATTAGACCCTGATGGAGAACATGTAACACTGTTTGGTGATTACTGTTCTCCTATTCGTGGAAAATTTGATTGGAATGACCCAACCATACTAGAAAAAGATATACAAAAGGAATTAGGTGTTTTACGAGATCTGTATTACAAGGACGATTCAGCTCCTACATCCCATAATACAATTTACCTGGATATTGAGATTGAGATTTTAGGTACACTCACTCCTCAGTCAATACGAGATGCTAATGCTAAAATAACATCAATAGCATTAATTGATGTTAATACAAGTAAGAAATACTGTTATATACTTGACGATAAACAATCCATAGAACCCGTAGATAAGGACAATAAAAAAATTATACCATGCTTTACGGAACAAGAATTACTCAGTAAATTCTTAGATTTATGGATTGAATTAGACCCAACTGTTGTTGTAGGATATAACAGTGATTTCTTTGATATCCCGTACATATACTTTAGGATGAGAAAAATACTAGGTGAAGAATTAGTGTTGTTCTTGTCTCCAATTAAAAAAATAAATGACAACATATACAACCCACATTCTCCAATTACTATAGGTGGTGTCAATAGTTTGGATTATATGCTTTTGGTTAAGAAGTATATTATGAAAGAAGAACCATCTTACAAATTAGGAGACATAGGTACAAAGTATGCTAAGTTAGGTAAGATAGAATACAACGGTTCGTTAGATAGGTTATTTAGAGATGACCCAGACAAGTTTATCGAGTACAACTTACGTGACGTTGAGATTATTGAGGCATTAGAGAACAAACTCCAGTTCATTAAACTGACTATTCTTATATGTCATTTATGTCATGTTCCATATGACTCAATTTACTATAACACTGTACTAAATGAAGGTGCGATATTAACTTACCTCAAACGTAAAGGTATAGTATCACCTAATAAACCAACTACCACCAATAAGTCTATTAAGGAACTAAACATTGGAGACGAGATACAACACCAACGTGGTACACCAACAATTGAAGGTACTATCACTTATATAGATGAGCGTGGTGGTAAATGTCAGATTAGAACCAAGTCTAATATTCTTAAAGAACGTAGTTTAAAAACTGTTAGAAAGAAAGACTCGTATGCAGGTGGATATCTTCTAGAACCAACTCCAGGTTTGTACTCATATGTTAGTGATGCTGACTTTACAAGTCTATATCCAAGCATTATTAAGTCTCTTAATTTAGGAGTTGAGACACTTGTTGGTCGTATTGTGACTAAAAATAACTACGAGCAATACAACTCACTAGAACAACTTAAACAACTTAATCCTGAAGATCAGTTAGATATAGAAAAGTTAAATACTAAGACATATAACTTAAAGAAAGGAAAGATTAGAGTTAAGGATTTAATAGAGCTTATAGAAGAGAATAATTGGTCTATTTCTGCTAGTGGAGCATTTTATAGAAATGATATTAAGAGTATTTCATGTGAGGTGCTAGAAGATTGGTTTAAACAAAGAGAACATTACCGTGAACTTAAGAAAAAGGCTGGTAAACAAGAAGATTGGGAAAACTATAAATTATACGACCTATACCAACTTGCATTTAAGATCTTACAAAACGCTTTATATGGTACGTACGCTATTAATGGTTGGAGATATACAGACGGGTATAAAATATGCTCAGCATCTATTACCAACAGCGGACAAAGATTAACTAAAGAAAGTATTTTATTCATAAATGGTAAATTAGAAAATCTTGTAAACAATGGTAGGAAAGAATTTGTGATAGCATCAGATACTGACTCCGCTTATGTTGAATTAAAAGACTTACTCAATCTGAAATACCCTGACATTACAGATGAGGGAGAAAAAATTAGTAAACTAATTGAGTTATCTCAAGAACTTATTACTGACGCTAACCAAAACCTAGATAACATATCTAGAAAAGTATTTAATATCCAGCGTAAACATTACTTCGAACTAAAACAAGAGGTGATTGTAAAGAAAGCATATTGGTCAGGTAAACGTAGATACGCCATGTGGATTGTGAATAAGGAAGGTGTTCCTATTCCTCCAGACCATAAAGATGCTTTGGATATGAAGGGTCTAGATATTATGAAATCTAACTTTCCTCCATTGTTTAGAGATTTTGGTGAGGAATTAATCAAGAAAATATTGTTTGATACTTCCAAACAAGAAATTGACAAGTACATACTTGACTTTAGAAAATCACTTGATACTATAGACTGGAGAAAATTACTTAAACCAACTGGTCTAAAGAAACTAGATGAGTATATCGCTAAAAAACCTGCCGCTGGAGAAATATTCTCTAAGTTGGCTCTAAAATGCCCCACTAACACTAAAGGAGCCATATACACAAATGACCTGATACGGTTTAAAAAACAAACTAAACAGTATGAAACATTCCAAGTTGGTGATAAAATGTACTTAGCCTACTTAAAAGAAAATCCATACCATGTAGACGTATTAGGTTTAAACGGATACAATGACTCACCTGAGATTTTAGAGTTTGTTGAAAAGTATATAGACAAGAACCAAATGTTTGAGTCTGTCATGAAAAATAAACTAGAAAATCTATACCAGGACTTAAAATGGGGTGCTGTTATATTCAACAACAACGTTAATAAATTCTTTACATTTAGTTAAAACAAGTTTGGTTATATTAAATACATTTCTTATATTAAAATTATATGATACAAAAACTACATCTTACATCTGCTATATCTAAATACTACCTAAACGCCATGAATGAGGCTGTTATATGGGAGATTAAAGACAATATACTAACTGTTAAGTTTACTGCTCCATCAAAGGAAATGTTGGGTAGTATTACATTCCATGATGTGCCGTTAGAGAACTCTAAAATAGGGATAAGTAACACAACACAGCTAAATAAACTAATACACATCACTAATGGTGTTTTAGACTTAAAATATGTTAAGCAGAAAAACTTACCATACAAACTTATTATTGCGGATAAGAGTTTCACAGTAAACTACTCATTAGCCGACCTAATGATTATACCTAAACCAGGTGATATAATAGGTGATATTAACTTTAATATAAAAGCATCTATTGATAGTGAGGACATCACATCTATAGTTAAAGCTAAGTCGGCCGTTGCTGAAAGTGAGGTTGTAGTTATAAAACCATCTGCCAATGACGATGGTGAGTATATTATTGAAATGGAGTTTGGTGGTAATGTAGAATACGCTAATAAAGTCTCATTCTATCTATCCAATGTAGAAACAGTAAATGTACCTGATAATTTTAAAGTACAATATAATTCTGACATGATTAAGGAAATTATGGCCGCTAATAAAGACATGCATGAAGGATCTATGTCTATTAATTTAGATGGTATTATGAAGTTAGAGTTTGCGAATGAAAACAAAACACTAACAAGTGTTTACTATTTAGTTGCAAAAGAAATTTAAACAATATATTTATATAAAACAAAGTTATTAAAATTATGTTACAAGCAACATTTAACGCCATCATCGTAAAACCGTTCGATGAAGAAGAAACAACGTACGGGAACATCATCGTTCCAGACTTAGGAAAAGAACGCAATCTTAGCGGCACAATTGTATCAGTAGGTCCAGGCCAACACTCACTCACTGGAGAATTCTTACCCACACAGCTCAAAGTAGGTCAAAAAGTTATTTTACCTCAAATGGGTCCTGTTAAGGTAGAACATGACGGGGTAGAGTATTATGTTTGTGCTGAGAACACAGTATTAGCTATTATTGAAAATTAAAAATCAGAATATGAGTAAAGTTATAGAATAAAAAACCATCTTTGGTCAGAAATGGAAAGATAGGATATTTATAATAAACATATATTATGAATTTTCAAAAACCTCACATTTATAGAAGACAAATAGTTACTACTGGTAGGTACTATATAGGTAAACATAAAGGAAGTAATACTAAATATAAGGGATCAGGTACGGATTATTTGATTGATTTTAAAAAATATGTTAAATGTGGTAATGATTTAGTTGAAGAAATATTAGAATATGTTGATGATATTTCTTTATTAGATAAACGTGAAGAATATTGGTTAAAAAAATTTGATGTAGCTAATAATCCTTTATATTATAATAAAACTAATAGAAGCAGAGGATGGACAACTGTTAATGAACAACAAAGAGAAAAATTAAGACAATCACATTTAGGAAAAAAACAATCTTTAATTTCTACTATAAAGAAAAGAGAAAAAATGACAGGAAAACCTAAACATACTGAAGAATCTAAACGCCTTATAGGAGAAAAAAATTCTCATCCTAATCCTGAAGTATCTAATAAATTAAAAGGGCGTTCTAAAACTAAAGAACATATTGAAAATATAAAAAAATCAAAGAAAAATCAAAGAAACTGGAGACCATATAAAGTAATACTTCAATATGATTTAAAAGGCAATTTTATTAAAGAATGGATTTCTCTCAAAGAAATCCAGCAATCCCATAAAGGAGATATAAGATCATGTTGTTATGGGAAACAAAAAACAGCCGGTGGTTATATATGGAAATATAAAGAAAATTAATTACTAAAATAAATAAAATTTATGTCAAAACAAATTATCGAATTTGGTCCTGAAGCTAGAAAAAAATTAATGAAAGGCATTGAAACTTTATCAAATGCTGTTACAACTACATTAGGACCTAATGGCCGAAATGTAATCTTTATGAAAGATGGAAACGTTTTATCTACGAAGGATGGAGTCTCAGTAGCAAAAACAATTATATCACTTGAAGATCCAATTGAAGAGTTAGGAGTACAGATGGTAAAACAAGCCGCTATCAAGACAGCAGACACAGCTGGTGATGGTACAACCACATCTACATTATTAGCAGCTGAAATGATTAAACAAGGTTTAAATCATTTAAACAACGGAGTTAACGCTGTAGAAGTTAAGCGTGGTATTGATACCGCTGTTAAAGAAGTGATTGAGTTTATTAGGACTGAACTTAAAGAAAATATTTCATCTGAGGAACAACTTAAACAAATTGCTTCTATCTCAGCCAACAACGATGTTGAAGTAGGTGAATTGATTGCTACGGCGATGCAAAAAGTAGGTCGTGAAGGTGTAGTACATATTGAGGAAAGTAAATCAGGTGAAACATATCTTGAGACAGTAGAAGGTATGCAATTTGAAAGAGGATATAAGTCGCCTTATTTTGTTACTGATAATAACATGATGACATGTACGTTAAATGACACTTTAATTCTTATCTTAGATAAGAAAATAACTCAGGTAAAAGAACTCTTACCTATTCTAGAGAACGTGTCCGCTCAAAATAAGTCCTTACTTGTTATCGCTGAAGATATTGATGGTGAAGCTCTCGCCACGCTTATTGTTAATAAGGCAAGAGGCATCTTAAAAGTATGCGCTGTTAAAGCACCTGATTTTGGTGACCGTCGTAAACTTATTCTTGAAGATATTGCCACGTTAACAGGTGGACAAGTTGTAAGTAGTGAGAAAGGAATGAAGCTGGATAAGTTTAATACAGACTGGTTTGGTAAAGCACGAGTTGTAACTATAGATAAAGACCACACCACAATTGTAGATGGTAAAGGTGATGAAACTGCTATTAATCAACGTATTGAAGAACTACAGAACCAAATTGAAAACTCAAGAAGTCCGTTTGAACAAGAAAAACTCCAAGAACGTTTAGCCAAGTTTATTGGTGGTGTAGCGATCATTCATGTAGGTGGAAATACTGAAACCGAGATGAAAGAAAAGAAAGATCGTGTAGATGATGCGTTACACGCTACCAAAGCCGCTATTGAAGAAGGTATTGTACCTGGAGGTGGTATTGCTTTATTACACGCTCGTAATGGTATTAATTCCAGAGAAAACATTGGAGCCAAGATTGTTTGGGAAGCATGCGCCGCACCATTTAAGAAAATCTTAATCAACGCTGGATATGAACAAGAACATATCTATAAAATACTAAATGATGTAGCTAGTGATAGCAAATGGAATGGATGGAATATAAAACAAGAATGCTACGACAATATGAAAAAATCAGGTATTATAGATCCATCTAAAGTAACTCGTTGTGCACTTGAGAACGCCGCTTCAGTTGCTGGAACAGTATTATTAACAGAATGTACTGTTGTAGATAAACCTGAAGAAAAGAAATCTAACGAAGGATTTGGAGGTATGGAAGGGATGTACTAAATTTAGATTATGCAAGAAAAATACATTCAAATAGCTGAACGTCAAGTTGGTAAAGGAGATACATGGATGTTGTTAGGTGATGGGAAGATTTATTCTTCCCTCACTTTAACACTAGATGCCTATTTCAATATAGTGCAAAAACATGTTAAATTTATGTTAGATCCATTTGGTGGTAAACTTTATGTTATAGATGAAGACATTAAAGAGCCACCACCTAAGAAATTTAACATATATGGAGATTATTAAAAATAAAAGTTATGAAACAACACACAATATTAAATGAAAAATATAGACCTGATACTTTAGAAGGTTATATTTGTTCAGATGAAAACAGAGCCAAATTCCAAGAATTTATAGATAATCAAGACATACCCCATATGTTACTTGCTGGGCGCCCTGGTTCAGGTAAATCAACGTTAGCAAAAATATTAATGAATAATATTAATTGTGATGCGTTATTTATCAATGCTGTTGATGAACGAAGTATGGAGGTTATGAGGGATAAGGTTGGTTCGTTTGCATCAGCCGGTTCATTCAAACCACTTAAGATAGTAGTACTAGATGAGGCAACTCATATATTACAAGCATCACAGGTAATGTTACTTAACATGATGGAAACATATAGTCTAAACACTCGTTTCATCCTAACTGGTAATTATCCAGAACGTTTAATTGAACCACTTCGTAGCCGATGTCAAGAATTTGATTTAGAACCACCGTCTAAAAAAGTTATAGCCAAACATATAGACAACATATTAAATATTGAAAACATTAAACACACCCCTGAAGACGTTGTGAACATAATTAAGAAATTTTACCCCGATTTCCGACGCATCATTAATGCGTGTCAAAAGTACACTGTTAATAATGAAATTAAGTTAGACAGTTCTATAACCATATCAGATGATTACAAGAGCCAAATACTAGAAGCGCTTAAAAAACCGAAATCCAACTCATTCAACATAATACGACAAATCATAGCAGATGCTGATTTAAGCGACTATACCGACCTTTATAGGTTCTTATACGACAATATAGACCAATATGCTAAGGATGCTGTTGGAGAAGTAATTATATTAATTGAAGAATATAAATATCATTCAATTGTTAGAATAGATCAAGAAATTTGTTTTTGTGCCTTGATTAGTCGCATTATATCTATTCTTTTGTCTAAAAAAATGTAAAATATGTTTCTTGATCTAATTTGATATATTTATAATAAAATATGAATTATCAAAAAATATACAACCAAATAATAGAACGAGCCAAGTCTAGACAATTAGATGGGTATAAAGAAAAACATCATATCATTCCTAAATGTATGGGTGGTTTAAATGATAAAGAAAATTTAGTAGAACTAACAGCAAGAGAACATTTCTTATGCCATATGTTATTATGTGAAATTTATACCTCTAATGAAAAATTAAAATATGCTTTATATTTAATGAACATAGGGAAACAAAAAAATAAAGAAACAAATTACAAAATTAGTAATAGAACATATGAACGATTAAAGAAGGAACATTCATTGTTGATGAAAACAAAAAAACCAAACTTAGGAAATAAACATAGTGATGAAACTAAAGAAAAAATGTCTCAATCTAGGAAAGGAAAAATAATTTCAGATGAAACTAAAGAAAAAATGAGAATTTCATCTTCAGGTCATAAAAAAAATAAAGAATGGAGAAAAAATCTTTCTGAATCAGTATCTAAATCTTTTGGAAGGCCTGTTCTTCAAAAAGACTTAAAAGGAAATATTATTAAAGAATGGAGTACTGGAAAAAAAGCGGCTATTGAATTAAATTTAAGCTATATGGCTATAAATGCTTGCTGTCTACAGAATGAAAGAAATTTACCTAGAAGAAGAGATAAATTAAAAATAGGAAAATATGTTGCTCTTAATTTTATATGGGAATATAAAAACATATAATATGGGAATAACATTAGAAGTATATAAAAATAAAATAAAACGAATCATCAAAGAAATACTAACTCAAAATCCAGAGTTAACTGAAATATTTGACTCATCTCCGTTTAAAACTGATTTTAAATTTAATGAGGATCTTGATAGTATTTATACAGATACTTTTTTAGATCCACAAGGAAATAAAATAAAAATATATTTTCATAAATATAATAATCAAGTTTATCTACTTGATTTTACAGTTAATGGACATAGTGGAAAATCTCCTGGCATAAATTACTCATTAAAACAATACACGGTTTTATTATCAACCATAGGGAAATCTATAAATCAATTTATTAAAGAGTATAAACCTAAAGCCATAAAAATAGAAGGAGAAGATTCATCTGAAAAAATAAATAAAGGAAAAGAAGGACAAAAAATCAATATATATGATTATTTTATTAGTACTATTGATATAACACCTGATTATCTAGTAGGAGATAGAAAACCTGATGGTAGTTTTTCATTAGTAAGAAAACCAAAAGTATGAGAGATTTTAAATTTTATAAAGAATTAGCTAAAGAGAATTACTTTGTATTTCCTAAATATAGATGGTATGTAGATCTACCTGAATGGGGTGGTAGTAAAGAAGACTTGGAAATGATTGAAGGTGCGGATACTATGTTAGATATAATTTCACAAGGAGAAAATAATGTAATATTAACTATTTCTTTAGAGTTCTTTAATAGTTGTGATGTTCTAGAAAAAATAGAAGATACACCTAGTATAGGAGGAGCATTATATATAATGAAATACTATAACGGGGTAGAGTATAATTTACAATTATGGTTATGTGATGTAACTAAATTTGTATTTGGATACCTACCTGAAAAAATATATATTAAATAATAAATAAATTAAATGGAAAATCAAAACAAAATGAAGCTGAACATTGACTTAAAATCAGCACAGACAGTATATTCACCTGAAGGAAATTGTGTATTTGCCGAAGGTGTTATTTTAAAGAAAATCTCTAAATTCGTGGCAGGCACTCCCGAAGACGCTATTGTGCCCATTCCTGTATTCTATGACATTCAGACTGGAGATATTTTAGCTGAGTTGTTGCCTAAAGAATTAAGAGAAGAATTTGAATCCAAAGACTAATATGGTAATATTTGACTGGATAAAGGAAATCACAGCAAATAAACGTAAATGGAGCTCGTTCAGTGAAGATGATAGAGCTTCATTTAATGTTTATTTAATCCATCGTCTGCTATCAATGGTTAGGGAATACATTGATATAGTTAATTATGTACAAATTATCCCACATAATGAAAAAGAAAAAGTATATAGAATTTATTGTGATATGATACCTAAGAAGAGTGTTTGGTCAAAGTATATCAAGTCATCTAAGGAACGTACTTCAGATGATCTCTTACTATATATTTCTAAAGAATATACAATCTCACTTGGAGAAGCCGAAGAGTATACCTATATTTTAGGTGAAGAGGGCATCATAGACATATTAAATAGACATGGTGTTGATGAAAAAGAACAGAAAAAATTATTAAAAGGATTAAAATTATGACAAAAAATAGTGAGCTATACCCACCCTTCCCAAAACGTTGGGATACAATATCTCCAGGCCCTACCAAAACCACATCTACCACTATAGAAGTATTTGAAAAAGAATACCCAGAATTAGCAGAAGAATTTAAACGTATCCAAAGTGAACAATACGCTTTATTTGCCAGTAAAATGCTTGACTATGGTATTAATAATATTTCTTTAGGTTCTACCTTAGAGGACAAAGAAGATGTTAAGTTGTCTATTATGGGTATTTGGTTACGCTGTAATGACAAAATCAACCGCTTGAAAAATTTAATTAAACGTGATGGACATAACTTTGTTCAAGGTGAGTCAATGACTGATAGTTTTATTGACATCGCCAATTATGGTATAATAGCGATGATGGTTTTAAGAAACAAGTGGAAAAAATAATATCTTGAGTAAGAAGAAGAAAATACCTAAACTAGTAAAGGAAATACAGAAACATACATTTCCTGAGATGGATTATAGTTATATGAAAACTATATCTTATAGTCAAATGTCTATGTTTCGTTCTTGCCCTAAAAAATGGTCTCTACAATACAAGGAAGGAAATTACATTTCAGAACCATCTATACATGCTGTTTTTGGTACCGCATTACATGAAACATTACAGCATTACCTTACTGTGTTTTATGAAGTGAGTGGAGCTGAAGCTGACCGAATTGATATAGAAGCTTACCTTCAAGATAGATTAGGTGAAGTGTATAGAAAAGAATATGAGGCGAATAAAAAAGTACACTTTAGTGACCCAATTGAGTTGAGAGAATTTTATGAGGATGGTTTAGAGATTTTAAAGTTCTTCAAGAAAAAGAAGTCAGGATATTTTAGTAAGAAAAATTGGCACCTGGTAGGATGTGAGGTGCCAATTAATCTTGCTCCTCATCCCCAACGTAAAAACATTATTTATAAGGGTTATCTAGACTTAGTATTGTATAATGAACTTACTAACACGATTAAGATTATAGACATTAAAACAAGTACTAGAGGATGGAATGACAAGGCTAAAAAAGATGAGACAAAACAATTCCAACTTATCCTATACAAACAATACTTCAGCCAAATATACAATATCCCAATAGATAATATTGAGATTGAGTTCTTTATTACTAGAAGAAAAGTATGGGAAGGAGCAGAATATGGTCAAAAACGTATTCAGTTATTCTCTCCAGCAAGTGGAAAAATTAAGTTAGGTAAAGCCACAAAGGCTGTTACTGAGTTTATTGAGGAGGTATTTGATGAGAATGGTAAATACCGTGATGAATCTTTTGCCGCTCGTCCGTCTAGAGATAATTGTTTATATTGTCCATTTAATAAAAAAGAATTTTGCGATAAAGGTGTATCTTGATAGATTCGCATATATTTATATACGACAGTATAAAAAACAAATCTATGAAAGAATCACAAGTACTAACCAGTGTTAAGGTTAATGAGGTAATATGGGATGAATTTAGGATTTCATGCGTTAAGTATAAATTCTCCTTTCAAAAATTATCTGACAGGGCAATGCATTTATATGTAACCGATCCTGAGTTTAGAAAACAAATTCACAATCACACTAACATTGATATTAAACAAGAAGAAAAATAAACATTAAATTAAACTAGTTATATGAATTCAAAGTTTTCGTATTTGCCTCCTGAGAAGAGGAAAAAAATCATGCTAATCACAGATGACATTCGTGTACATAGTGGAGTAGCAACTGTGGGTAGAGAAATTGTCTTACACACAGCACAACATTTTAATTGGGTTACAATTGGAGGTTCAATTCAACATCCAGATGAAGGTAAACGTTTTGACCTATCTCAAGACACCAATAGTACAACTGGTTTAACAGACTCAAGCGTTACATTATATCCAGTAAGCGGATATGGTAGTCAAGAATTAATTCGTCAGTTGATTGAAATGGAAAAACCAGATGCGTTAATGTTAATCACTGACCCACGTTATTTCATTCATATATTCCAAATTGAGAATGAGATAAGAAGAAAAATACCAATCGCGTATTTAAACATTTGGGATGATTACCCAGCACCATTATATAACAGAGCGTTTTATGAGGCCTGCGATTTATTAATGGGTATTTCAAAACAAACCGTTAATATCAATAAACTAGTTTTAGGTGATAAAGCTGAGAGTCGAATTGTAAGATATGTTCCTCATGGTTTGAATCATGAGATTATGAAACCATTAGACAAGAATGATCCGGCTCTAGTTCAATTTAAGAAAAATCTATTTGGAAATAAAGAATTTGACTTTGTCTTATTCTTTAACTCAAGAAATATCAGACGTAAACAAATTCCAGATGCTATGTTGGCTTATAGATTGTTTATAGACCAGCTAACGCCTGAGAAAGCTAAAAAATGTGCTTTTGTTTTACATACTGAAATTATAAGTGAACATGGTACAGATTTAGAAGCTGTTAGAGAATTATTCCTTACCGGCGACCAGTACAATGTGTTTTTCTCAACCAACCGATATAGTACTCAAGAAATGAATTTACTGTATAATTGTACTGACGTACAAATCCTACTTACATCAAATGAAGGATGGGGATTGAGTTTAACTGAGGCTATATTGGCTGGAAGACCTATTATCGCAAATGTAACAGGTGGAATGCAAGACCAAATGCGTTTTTCAAAAGATAATAAGTGGGTTGATTTTGACGCTGATTTCCCCTCAAACCATAATGGTACTATAAAAGAATGTGGTGAGTGGGCATTTCCGGTATTTCCAACTAATCGCTCAATTGTTGGTTCACCTGTTACTCCTTACATTTGGGATGATAGATGCACAGCTGAAGACGCAGCTGCTCAAATCATGAATGCCTATAATTTAGGTAGAGATGAGTTAAGAGCTAGAGGATTAAAAGGTAGAGAATGGGCCATTGGAGAAGAAGCTGGATTTACAGGTGAAGAACAAGGTAAACGAGTTATGGAAGCCTTTGATGCGTTATTTAATAGTTGGAAGCCAAGAGAAAAATACGAACTGATAAATTGTAATGAAGTAGAAGAAAACGTTGTAAACCACAAATTAGTATATTAAAAATAAATCTTTTGACACTCACATATATTTATAATAAAATTAGTGTCAAATGGATTATCAAAAAATATACAACCAAATAATAGAACGAGCCAAAAATCGAATGCTAGAAGGTTATAAAGAAAAACATCATATTATACCTAAATGTTTAGGAGGTGATAATAGTGAAAATAATCTTGTAGAATTAACTGCTCGAGAACATTTTTTATGTCATATGCTTCTTTGTGAAATATATCCTAATGAAAATAAACTTAAACACGCTTTATTTTTAATGGCTATAGGAAAACAAAAAATTAAAGAAAAAACATATGTCATAGGTTCAAGAGTATATGAAAGATTAAAATCTGAATATTCTCAAATGTTGATAGGTAAAAAACAATCCCAAGAAACACGAGAAAAAAAATCTAAATCAATGAAAGGAAAAATTGTTTCTAATGAAACTAAACAAAAAATTAGTGAAACAAATTTTGGAAGAAAAATAACTTGGGGAGGTAAAATTAGTAATTCATTAAAAGGTAGAAAAATGCCTTGGAGAACTAAAATAATATCTCAATATACTCTTGATGGAACATGGGTTAAAGATTGGGAAAGTCTTACTGCTATAACACAGCATCCTGATTATGGTTTTGTTGGTGGGTGTATCAGAGGAGTTCAAAAAACAGCTTATGGCTATATTTGGAAACACAAAGAAAATTAATTATATTACCAAAAAATAAAATATGAAACCGTTATTTATAATATCAGCACCGTGGGATACGTATTCTGGATATGGAGCTAGAAGCCGAGATATCATTAAAGCAATTATTCAGTTAGATAAATATGAGGTCAAACTCATACCTCAAAGATGGGGTTC